TAGCAGTCGCTCCAGCCATGCGGGCAGTTCGATGGCGTGTTTCGGTCCACGCTGGACGAGCTCGCGCAGTCGTTTCATTGATCCGCCTGCTCGATATGACGCAACACGGCTACGCCGCTTGCGCACAGGTGGAGGTAGGCGTTCGGTTGTGCCGCTTTTATGGAATTCCCTGCTACCAGGGATTTTGCAGGGTTTCGTTGCCCCTTTTGCCTTCTTGGCATCTTAAATCGGCCCGTAAATTAGAGCTTTCTACCAACATTTCCCTGGTGGACCAGCAGGGAATTCGAGAAGCGGGACCAGGGAATTTGGGCCTCAGCCAGGGAATTCTCTGGCCACCTTGCCCCCCAAATGTACAACCGCTACCAATAACCAAACCTAGCTTGATTCTGAGGGGGGCGATAAACGCGATCAAGAAGCTGCGAGAATGCATCGACCTGATCGTCGTGTGCACCTCCGGGAAAGGCTGCAATCTCGAGCTCGAAATCCTCGAGCCACGGCGCAATGAATGGCAGATATACGCATCCACCTTCGATACGCGGCGTGTTCCTGCTCAGGCGCATGATTTTGTCTCCCTCGGGCTGGATCGCAACCACAGGAATCCCCTCATGCTGCAACTGCTGAATGAGTGACTGGCCAGAACCCTTGTTCTCGATAAGCAAGGAGCAGTTGCGGGCTGCAGGTTGCCAGCGGCGGTAAATCTCGATGACCTTGCGCCGCAAGGCCGGAAAGTCGAGGCGATCGCGGATAACCTGCAAAATATAAATACTCTCCCCCTTTACGACTCCGACCACGCAAGCCGAGTAGTTGGACAGTTCGCTACTACTCATAGCCGTATCCCAACTGATAATCAGCTTGTCATTCATTCCGATGATGGGCTCCTGGTCGTAAGTGCGTAACCAATTTGGGTTGACGATCCGGCCTTCAGCCGGAACCGGACATTGTTGATACTGGGCTGAGAATTGCGCCGAGCCCATCTCGCGCCGCAATTCATCTAGTACTGCTCGTGACTCTCGCTCTGGGTGCAGGACGCTCTCGCGGCTCCGCGGGTGAAAGCGGCCTGGCGCAAGTGGGATTTGTTGCTCTACCTCCGCAACGGCGGGCAGATTGAGGTGCTCCCAGCCTCCTTGCCGCAGTAGATATCCGGCTAGATCGTCTTGGTGCAGCCGCTGCATCACTAGCACGATGGCATCGCTCGACTTGTTGTCGAGACGCGACAACAGCGTGGTCGTATGCCACTGCTGAACGTGTTCGCGAGCGCTCTGCGACTGGGCGTCTTGGGGCTTCTGCGGATCATCGATGATGATGATATTTCCGCCTCTACCCGTGAGGGTGCCGCCAACTGATGTTGCTAGTCTGAATCCCCGCGCGGTCGTCATTATCTCCAGCTCGGTGTCTTTTGCGCGGCTTATACGGGTTGGGAAAATCCGTCGATACTTTGGTGAGTGCATAAGTGCGCGGCAATCGTTTGCGTGCTTAGCCGCAAGGCCTTCGGAATAGCTCACGCAAATAATGCGCCGTGTGGGATCATGACCGAGCAAAAATGCCGGAAACGCAACCGATGTGCAAAGGGACTTCAAAGTGCGGGGTGGTAGAGTGATTATCAGCCTCCTGATTTCCCCGCGCATAACGCGGATGAGAGCATAGGCGATCGCTTCGATATGAAAGTTGTCCAGAAACAGTTGTCCAGGGAAGACGATGGAGAAAAATGCCTGTATGAAACTATAGAAATCGGTGCGAATTGCCGCATCGATCACCTGCTGTGGCACTCTGCCGGGCATGCGGAACGATTCATTTAGAGTCATCATGCACTCCATTTGACTTGGATGTTGCGCTTTTAGAGTCGGCAGCAGCGGAATTGGTTGAGGAAAGCGCGTATCGCCTCATAAAGTTCGCCACAATCGCTTCATCGGACCGGGTGTCAGTCTCAGGGCCGAGCGCATCACCACCGATTTCGGCCAAGCCGGAGAGGCGGATAAAAGCGAGAACAGCCATCAAAAATTTGTAGTCGCCCTGGAGGGCGCGATTCATAGCGATGCGGATAAGACCGATTACCCCTGGAATTTTCTCGGTGCGCTCGCCTATTTGCAGCTCGGTTTTCTCAAAGAGAACCTTGGCGACGATGTCCTGAAGGCTTTCTCGCTTCTTGCGCTGACCACTAGGGTTGCCCGACTGGCCTGGCCGAAATTGCGTGTGCTTCGGCGGCTGCGCGTAACCGACAAGATAGCCCCTGTTGCTCGGTCGGCCTCGTGCCCGCTTTGGTGGTTTGGCGCTACGCTGCGGCCGCGGACCGCCCTTCTTTGACGTATCGTTTACCTGGGGCGTTCGGGTCGGCGCATTGGTGCTTCTGCTATTTGCCATACATACTCCGTACTCGGGCGACAGCCTCTCAGTTATCGGCTGTCGTTCCCACGAACAGAACCAAATGTTGCGACACGTGATGTGTGCGCTTCCGAGTGCCCAACTGGACCGTGAACTTTTTCTTCGGCATGTCGGTTCGCGCATCAACGTCCTGAGCGGCGCATCACACCAGGGCGATGCGCCAACGATGTCGCAAGTACTGCGTTTGTCAGCCGCAGTTCAAGCAATAACGTTGCACCGATAGATCGCTGATTTGATTAAAGAAATCTGGTGGCTTCTCCGACGGCTCGGCCCGATTGCTTCCAGAATCCTTTTATGCCGGCGAATCGATTTTTTTTGCGCGGACTGCAGCCTCGTCGCTCGAGTTAGCCCGGGCGGCTGGAACGCGAGCCCGCTCAGCGGGCGGACGGCGCTCAATGTTCCGATCATGGCAAGGGGCTCGTTCGAACCGCCGCATCAAGCCAGTGGGATCAGGGCCGACCAGTAGCATCAGCGTGCCTGCAGGATTGCCTGCAGCAGCCCCCCAGTTATAAGTGCGTCGTCATCAGTCACTGCGATGAGCCTCGGCGCCGGCGGTCGTCGTTTCTACCTCCCCCGAAAATTTGCGTCAGCTTCTTCTGCGCGGCAGCTGCACGCACCGCCTCGTGGACTTCTTCTCAATCGTTTCGTCGCATCCGGCGTAGTCGCACCCCAGGTTGATCGCCGGTCGTAAATTCAATTGCAGCGGCCTCAAAGGCTCGCGCCATAGCGGCAACGGTTCAGCAGGTCGAGGCCGTTACGGACTAACAATCTCGAATACGCGGACGTCGATAGCTCTTCTCCAATTCCAGCTCGGTAAGGTCAAAGGACAGCCACCGCATCCGAAAAGCCGCGATCTTGCAACCGATCTGGCCGCCGAGCTCAGGAGAAGGTGACGGTTCGCCAGGATGGGCGCTCACGCCCTATCACCAAACAGCGCGCAGTGTCGTTAGTGGCGAAAGCAGCCTTGAAAGATACCCGTGGACCGTGGCCGTGCAGAGATTTGTTGCCTCGGATGGGACTATTCACAAAACAAGGTCGCTCCCAAGAAGAAGCGACGTGTGCCTGAGAACAGCGCGTGCGGGGGCGGTAAGTCATTTAAAACCAACTCTCAATATGACGCTATGTCCGTCTATTTTTTTATGGCCATCTCAACAAGCCGCCTGATTGATTCAGCGCGAGATGGGAGATCCTTCTGAGTACGGCGCCAGTCGTCTACCATTTGGAGAAATTGCTCAGAAACCCGCATTTGAAAGGGACGATCTTGAGGTCGTGTGGTGGGCCGGCCTAAGCGCCGTTTGACGGATTTCATTTTATTGCTTTATGTATTGACATAAGTGTTTGCCACGTGTACTAAAGACGGGCTGGTGACAAGCAGCGAACTCGCCACCAGCCCTAACCCAAGCCACGGAAGTGAGCCATGGCCCAGGCTGAAAGCATTACTACGGCCATTCGCCAGCTGATGTCTCGCGGACGGCCGCCGAAGTCCACAAGTCCGGTGCGGCAGGCCCATACTGAATGTATTGCCGCCCTCGCCGGGAATGTTCCCCGCCCGATCTACCCGCGCGCGAATGCCGACGACCTCGATGGGCGGGCCGATCATCTCGAAAAGGTGTTTGGAGCACTGCACGCCTACCTGGCCGTGCTGATTGCTGACACGGCTCACAATATCCAGGGTGGCGCGCTCGACTGCCGATACCTTGACGGCCTATTCCAGGACCTAGCGTCCGGTGCAGTGCGGGTAATTTGCGCTGCGGCCGAGGAAATGCGGAAAGACGGAAACTGGAGGGCTTCATGACTCTCCAGCTCGGAAACGCGCGCATTTATGCCAATCCCGACCGTCGGGGCTTCATTGGCGGTTCAGATGCGCGGACCATCATGGGTAAAGACGAGGCGGCGCTTTTTCGGCTGTGGCGGGAAAAGCGCGGCGAGGCGGAGCCGCCGGACTTTTCGGACAACCTGCTTGTCCAGCTCGGCATCGCCACTGAGCCGTTAAATCGCAGTTGGTACGAGAAAACGACCGGACAGGCCGTCAAGGAGGTCCAGAGCTGGATTCGGCATG